TCTAAATCACCAGATACACTCTGAGTTGGATCAAATTGGGCAAAACGCGAACGTATTTGATTAGGTTCAAAAACCACATAAATACTTTCTATACCACCACCATCCGCAGTTCCCTTAAAGATTGCTCCATCGTGACCTTTATATGCTGCTTCTTTTAATAATTCATCGTAGGAAGTTATTCGTATTGGATCCCCACCAAAATCATAGATAAACGGATCTTCAAGCCTAATCCGTGCCGGAATTATTGTTGCACCTATCTGTTTATCATTGAAACCATCATAAAGCTGAATCCCTTCATCGCGATCTGCATGAGGAATAAAATCAGGATCAATAATCCCATCTGATTTTCTTGCTACGGCTATTACCGACTCTTTTAATTTTTCCTTTTTCTTGTAAAAATCATACGCCGCTTGTAACATATCTTCGCTGATTACGCCACCCTCAACTTGATTCCTTATAATGTCGAAACCATTCGATATATGTTCACCGGATAAAGCCTCCATTACCGGCCCTCTCTCAGACAACCCCTTCAAACGCCCTTGATCGTATGCTGACCATTTGTAATCTGAATTTTGGTCTTTAGAATGATATTTATGATCTAAATTTGGATTAATTTTTGTTTCAGCTAATTTTTTATTTAATTTGTGCCGACCTGCTATTTGCGGAATTAAAGCTGATAACCCTTGCACGTTAAATTCTAAATTTGGATTTGTTTTAAATACAGCATCAAACACATCGTCTAAGGCATCTTTAAAATCTTTATAAAAGATCGGTACACCAGTATCTATCCATGCCGGATTCGCTGTTTGCCTAAAACCTATATCTATTGCTGGATCTGCAATGACACCGTACGAGTTATGCCCCTCACGCTCCGTACCCCAATCTGGCGGACGACGAGCTGTTCCTGTATAAGTTATTTCTGGCGTACCAGAAATACCTTCTCCCCTAAACTTTTTACTAAACGGGTCACTTGGTTCACCAAATTGTTCTAACAGAAAATCAGCGTAATCGTCTGCCGCATCTTTGTATTGATCTGCCACCGTGATGTATGCTCGTGTTAATTGATCTGCATACTCTGGATTTAGATCATCTAATCGTGCAGCATACGCATATTTTTCAGCAGTCTCCGGTTGTTCAGCAAAGAAGAACCCCCTACGCGCACTCGGCGCACCAGTAGTCGTACCTAACAGCCCCGGATCAAAATTTGTTATATCTCCCTTTGTGCCGTGATACGCATCAATATTAAATCCCTGCTCAACGGCACGATCTAAACGGTCTAATTCTTCTTTATCAAGTTTTTCTAACCCTTTAATATCACTTTGAAGTCCAGTTCGCCTAAATCCTTCAGACGTTTCAAATGCACCTATTTCACTAGCTCCGTAGCGAATTGTTTCATCGTCAGGATCATACGACCCGTCTTCGGCCTCTGCTTTACCTTCCCAAGACTTTTTACTTAAACCCAACTCACTAATTTCATCATTTAATCGCGTTATATACTGTTCGTTTGTCATCGATGGATCGTATTTATTGGGCAAGCTATTCCATTCAACCCTGTCTTTTGACATAAAACTTTTTAACGGTGGTGCGGAATTTATTAAATCTGCCATTTCAGCTTCAGCCGCTTTTAACCTATCACGGGTTGCTTCCAATTTCTGTATTAGCTCTGGTCCTTCACCATATTTATCGCCTACAGCGTCTACTATTTTTTGTTCGTAGTTACGAGTTAATCGTTGACGCTCTAAATCGCCCGGATTTACACCACCTGCACCGGTGTCGTCTACTAACTTTACTGGATCAAACGATGTCCCGGTCAATGAACTTGTATCGCCCTCTATTTTTTTGGGTACGCCTTTACCCATTGCTTGCACCAACTTTGGAACCTTAGCTACCTTCCCGGCCATTCCCATTGCCATACCAACCGGGAACACATCCTCAAGACCTGCTAACCCCCCTGCACCTCGATCATAAAACGATTGCTTCAATCCACCTGTAATTGCATCAACTACTTCTCCCGGCTGCTCCGACACCACATCGACAATCTCTGGCAATGCGCTTTTGACTTTATCCAAACCTTCGACTCCAGCAGCAATCTGGCCAACTACTGGTGTATCATACATCCACCGTGCAGCTTTGCCGATATCACCTACCGTTTCTTTTGTAGTCTCATACATACCCGGTAAAGACTTCTCTATAGCAATCTCTCCTAACCGTGAGTAATCGGTATCGGGATTAGCTATGCCCGTATCTTCTAACAGCTTTAAAATGTATTCACTGATATCTGGCGACTGTCGTGGTTGACGCCCGGCAAACGATGAAATGGCCGCCAATTACATGCCCTCGCTCTGGTTAATAATTGCATCCGACGTGCGTTGTGCATTGCTCTGGACCTGCGACACTAAATCCGGTTGAGTTTGTGCAACTCTCGCCGCCTCTGTTGACCCACCTACACTGGTTTCGCCCTGTTCGTTTTGTTGGGCTGTTTGTTCGTGTTGTTGTATGTGCTGACCTACCAGTTGATCTATCTGTTGTATCTGCTGTTGAGCTTGTGGGTTAGCCGGACCGCCCATCATATCCCGGGCCTGTGCCTGTTGCATGAGCTGCATGTATTGAGGGTGTTCACGATACATCTGATGGACACCTATGTGCGCTGCATGATCCTGTTGTGGTAAGACCTCAATCGACTGACCTACCAGTACACGATCATTCTCGTATTGCGCGGCTCTTTCCGCCTCGATGTTGTCCTGATCTGCCATGACTGTTTCGATATCGGATACGCCATTTGCCTGAGCCGCCAACTTATCAATCTCAACCTGATCGTAGTTTTGTCGATTAGCCGCCCATGACACAAATGCCATTGTTCGGTCGCGTTCTAGTTGAGCATAAAGTGGTTGTGTGCTTCCAACTTTCGACTCAATCCGATACGAGTATAAAAAGTCTGATGTCGTTAATGCCCTCACTACTCGTTGATCCCCTTCCGGTGCAACATTCTCGGTAAAACTTTCTGGTGTATAGCGCGGATCTCCCATGATCTGCATAGCATTCCTGACCAACTGTTCGTAAAATCCATTGACCGCTGCTTCCATCCAGTTGCCGTTGATCTGCGCGGCCGCTGCCACTACTGCCGCTTCTGTTGCTGTATCGCTTGCACCTGCTGTCGGTGGAGCTAACGCGGCAATCTCTGACTCCATGCCCTGCATCAGCCCGAAATAGTTATACACGTCGCCGGGTATCGATCCCCAATTCAATTCGCGGATACTACCGAGATCTTCAACGCCAACAAACTCACCGTCTCGACCCGTGCGTAGGATCTCACCTATCTCTGGATTAGATTCAAGCTCCGAGTTGCGTATCGCTGTCATACGGCTCGTGCGCTTCAGCATATCGCTGATTCGGCTTACCTGCTCAATGACTGCATTCTGGATATCTTCGATATACTTAAGGTGTCCAAGCGGATAGAATGATTCTTGGCTCAGATCAAACTTGATCGGCACAAACGGGAATCCCTGCTCAACCAACCATCCCGGTGACTCTGTGCCGTTGTTTAGGTCCAGCACTGGCTCTGTTGGTTCCCCGGACATCGGATCAATATCGAAAACGGGTTGATTCAGCATATCCATCACTTGAGGGAACACCATCTTGCGAAACGGGTGCGGCACATCGAGAATGGGCTGATCGACCCCCGGGCAAAACATGACCTCGCGTCGTTCCATACGATTATGCCAGCGTTCAACCAATACAAATTCGCCATTGCTAATAGAGTCGCGTAACGCCTCCTGTTCAGCCGAATCGTATCGGTCCCCCATGACCTCGCCGTAGCCGATCTCCTCCTCCCGGGACATCTCCGACGGCTGGATCTTGCTTTTATTCTGTATGCGTGGATCGTCTTTGAGATATTTTATTGGCGTCCAGAATTTCTCCCGGATATATCTTTTGTCTCCCAATCTGTGTGGCGATCCGGTCGGATCCAGATGCACAAAGCTCGGCGGCACTCGTTGAGCTACCACCATATCTTCCGCGTAGTCGTCGTTTGTCACATACGGTGCTATGATGTCGTCACCGACGGGATTATAATCCAATCGTATCCATCCTATACCGGTGAACAGCGCGTCAAAAATAGCCTGATGCACATGAGACTTGAGATTCGTAATGTTCATGTAACTGTTAGCGGCACGTTCCAATATGACCGCTACATCCTGATTGACTTCATCCTCTACGGCAAAGTTCATTACAGGATAATTGTGCGCGATACTTCCTAATATCTGTCGAACAATCGGATAAAATCTCGATACCTTGACAATATCTTCAGCGCGTAAGTCTCTGATCTTTTCGTCAAACTTCAACTCGTAACTATCGTATAGCTTCTGCCATTCTTCAGCTCGACCCTTATATAATTTGTCAAGCATTTCGCCTTCGTTTTTATACCACTCTATTTGGAACTTATTCATTCAAGCGTATCTACTCTCGATAACTGAATCCGTTAATTGATCTATGAGTCTACTGCCGTCCGTTTGTGGACCTGACGTTAGGTTACGTGGTTTGTAGCAGTGGTTTATCCCATAACGCAATGCGTCTGCCGAGTGATCGTTTGGACTACTGGCATCCTCC